ACAGTACTTTGGACTCTCAAGGCTATCCGTGATTATCTCAAACTGTTCTGAACAATCGTCGCACTCAAATTCCATTCTTCTTCTTCCTTATTTTGTTTGATCTGTAGTTATTGTTCCTAACGCAGTGATTTTGGTTGGGCAATTTGGATGATGGCACACATATCCCCAAGCACCAGTTCCAAATTCAATACCACAAAGAAGGCATTTTGTATTTGGTATTGTTATTGGTGGCTGAGTAATCGTTGGATTGTGTCGTTGTGCAGCTTGATAGCCGTCATACCATCCACGCTTATAATCATCTGATTCTTTCATAGCGAAAATCCTTTAAATGTATCAGCCGACACGTCCTTCTTCACGCCGCCAACTACGTAAGATGTAATTTCAGTCTCCTGTGGTGCCACTTGTACTTCGGCGCCGCTGATCCACTTCTGCGTCCAAGGAAGTGGATTGCTACCTCCCTTATAAGGTGATGACAACCCTACAGCTGTCATACGCTTATTAGCAATCCATTCTATATATTCATCCAGTAGGGATGCGTTGAGACCAACCATCGACCCGTCTTTGAATAGATAACTGGACCATGCTTTTTCTTGATTGACACAATCGACAAACATCTTAATGCTTTCTTCTTTTGTTTCCTCAGCAATCTTGGCGAAGTCTTCATCTTCTCTAATGAGTGCTTTAAGGAGTTGTTGGGTTCCAGCAAGATGGAGGTTTTCGTCCCTTGCGATGAACTTAATAATTTTGGCGTTGCCTTCCATCTTTTTGACCTCTGCAAACGCCCAAGAACATGCAAACGAAACATAGAATCTAACTCCTTCAAGGATGTTTACAGACATGAGCGCGAGCCAAAGAGCTTTCTTGTGTTCATACGGAGAATAGTTGAAAACACCGCTCCGTTCTAGATCGTTATTCATTTTGATCAAATCGTCATAATACTTGCTGATGTCACCAGCACAGTCCACGATCTCTTGAATGTCCATTATCTCGTCGAAGACTTTACTAGGATTTGGATAGATGTTCCGAATAATATGCGTATAACTTCTTGAGTGGATTGTCTCTGAGAAGGTCCATGTTTGTATCCAAGTCTCAAGCTCTGGAAGAGAGCATATTGGCCCAAAGGCGGCTGTGGGTGCTCGACCTTGAACCGAGTCCAGAAGTATCTGTCGTTTGAGGTTTGAAGTGAAGATATGTTGCTCATGTTCTGTCAGATCCTTGAAGTCTTTTGCATCTTTATAGATGTCCACTTCCTCGGGACGCCAGAAGAAGCCGAGCTGCTTATCAGTTAGCTTCTCTAGCCACGGATACTTTACTTTATCGTATCGAGCAATAGTTGGAGCGTCGTCAAAGAAAGCTTTGACGGTCATATGATCTTTCTTGTTTTCTGAGTCGAAGACTGAGTAGCTCATTTTTCTTTCTTTAGTACTCTTCCAAACGTAGGATTATGCTGTGCTTTGATCTGTGTATTCTCAAATGTCCAACATTCACCGGTCTCGTCCATAAACACCACCCATAACCAGTGATGCTCTGTGCCGTAGTCGACAAGAAAATGCGCAAGACCCTTCCCTTTTGGTGTATCTAGTGGAATCGGTGGATCGAGCTGTAGTAACTTATTGCTCATATCTTACATGCCTCACAATCTTCATCACTAATTGAACCTTGTTGCAGCTCAGGTTGCTTCACTTCTATCTCGCCAGCGCCGTCAAATGTGTTAAAGTAATAGAGCTGCTTACCACCATACTTATAGAACATGAGAAGATGCTTAATCATCTCACTCATCGGGATCTTTTCATCTTCGTAGAACTTCGGATTGTACGACGTGTTGACCGAGATACCTTGATCGATGAACTTTTGAAGGATAGCGCAGATCTTAAGATAGCCTTCTGGTGTTTTTTGACTCCAAAGAAGATCGTACTTATTCTTAAGTCGTCGTACTTCTGGAACGACTTGTTTAAGCACTCCATCCTTTGACTGCTTAACGGATACAAGCGAGCGCGGAGGCTCGATTCCATTCGTCGCATTGCTAATCTGAGCTGATGTCTCCGATGGCATAAGAGCCATGAGCGTGGAGTTTCTGATTCCTGATTCTCTCGCCTCGGTAGCCAATAGTCCCCAGTCGAATCTGTATTGCGGGGCAGCCAGTTCATCAACGTCTCTTTTGTAAGTGTCAATAGGGAATAACCCTTGTCCATACTTTGTTTCCTTCCACTTTGGACATGGACCCTTCTCTTTAGCGAGATCGATCGATGCCTTAATCAAATAATAAGACCATGCTTCAGTATACTGATGAAGTTTGTTAAGTCCATCAGCGTCAATGTGTTGATAAGATAGATCATTACGAGCAAGCCAATAAGCAAGATTAATGATCCCAACACCCAAAGGACGACGAGCCATTGTGGAAATTCGAGCAGCACTAACTGGATATTCTTGATAATCCAGAAGTTCATCAAGAGCGCGAACAGCGAGGGTACAAGGACGCTCAAAATCAGTAATATCACGAATCTTTCCCCAGTTAATTGCAGCGAGAGTACACAACGAGATCTCGCCGTTCTCGTCATTGATGTCTGTCAGTGGTTTAGTTGGTAAGTCGATCTCAGAGCAGAGATTAGACTGACGAATGGGTGCTAATTCCTTGATGAACGATCCATGATCATTTGCATGGTCCACGTTCTGCAAGTAAATTCGTCCAGTATCTTTTCGTTCCTGCATGAATGCTGAAAAGAGTTCGATTGCTGGTATTGACTTCTTTCTAAGCTTCGTATTTCGCTCATACTTCTCATAGAGTTCTCTGAATAGATCAACATTAATATAAAAACTATCATAGAGATCGGGAACATCATGGGGACTAAAGAGTGTAATGTTTCCACCCGAAAGAAGTCTCTCATACATGACTTTATTGAATTGAACGCCATAGTCCATACCCCTGATGCGGTTGTCTTCAGTTCCCTTGTTGTTCTTGAGAACTAAAAGGTCCTCGACTTCCAGATGCCAGATAGGGTAATAAAGAGTTGCTGCACCGCCTCTGACGCCGCCCTGTGAGCATGATTTAACCGCGCTGTTAAAGTGCTTGAAGAAGGGAATAACTCCAGTATGCGTAGCATCCCCACTGCGAATAGGAGAGCCGAGAGCACGAATGCGACCAGCGCCAATGCCAATACCAGCTTTTTGAGAAACGTACTTAACGATCGAGGCAGCTGTCGCAGAGATTGAATCAAGGCTATCATCTGTCTCGATAAGTACGCACGAACTAAACTGCTTTTGAGGCGAACGGAGACCAGCCATAATTGGAGTTGGCAGCGAAATCTCAAAAGTAGATGTTGCATCGTAGAGGTCCTTAATCCATTTTAATCTGTCTTCTTTGTAGTTACGGAATAGCACCATCGCGATGAGCATGTATGCCATCTGAGGAGTCTCGAAGATCTTACCAATAGATCTGTTCTTGATCAGATACTTACCGCGAAATTGCTCCATCCCAACATATGCAATAGTAAAATCACGCTTGTGATCAATAAAGCCATTAAGAGCGTCCAAGTCAGAATCAGTATACCAGTCAAGAATGTCCTTATCATAATATCCAGCATCGATAACACTGTGAATATGATCGCGAAGGTGAGGAACATTGAAATCACCATAAACTTCTTTTCTTAGATGATAATTGATTAGGCGACCAGCTACGTACTGATAACCAGGAACGTCTTCGCTGATCAGGTCTGCAGAAGCTTTAATAAGAGTCTCTTGAATATCAGTAGTCTTGATACCGTTGTAGAACTGGATATGAGACTTGATCTCTATCTCAGACTCTGAGACTCCATTGATACCCTCGCAAGCCCAAGCGACTACCCTGTGAAACTTATTCAGGTCCAATAGTTCTTTTGTTCCGTTGCGCTTGGTTACTTGGATTTGGCTCATTTTCTTCTCCTTACTAAACTATAAATATACCATGAATATCACAAAATGTCAACACGGGTGCTTCTATGGATGTTAATTCAATCTTTAAACTAATAGCCGACGTCGGTTTTCCAATCGCGGCTGCGATAGCTGGCGGATATTTTATCTTTCTCACCATGAAGTTTATTCTCGCTGGTGTCATGAGCTCGGTAAAGGGTCTCAGTGGAATCATCACCGCTCTTGACAACAGGGTCAAGACCATGAACCACGACGTCATACGAATCGACACCCTTGTATCTAATGCTCTGGGTGTTAAGCCTGACATCGATCGTATCGCTCGAGCCGACGGCAAGAACGACGCTAGGAGAGATTAAAAATGGATATTGCACAGCTAATTTCAAAGTACGGTTTTCCAATCGTTGCTGCTGTAGGACTCGGTTACTTCGTTTACTATGTATGGGAATGGGCGACCAAAGAGATCAAGCCCGTTTTGTCTGATGCCAACACTGTTCTTATAGCTCTCATCGACCGTATCCGTATGTTAGACAACGACCTGATTAGATTGAATCAAAAGGTTAACATAGTACTTATGCTTCGTGAAATGGAGCACGACGAACTACTAGCAAAAGCGAGTAAGTTCCGTAAAGATGAGAGTATGCCCAAAGAGATACCACATAAAGAGCCCGAAAATAAACCAGACGAACCAAGCAAAGAAGTAAAGAAGAAGTAACTTATTTGCTAGTCGCACGGTAGATTCCGTCCCAATCATTACCTGGAGGATTCTTAATGAACTCCTCCACTCTCTCCATCATCATATCGTAGTACTCTCTCATATCTCCGCTAAAAGCATCTCTTAGAGTCATATAGTATTCTTTCATTCTATTCCACTGCTGGGAGCGATATAGTTGAATGAAGTCAGCATGAGTACGAGAATAAGCTACGTTCAAACTATTGTTATCTACGATCGTGTAGATGTTCACACCCTCCTTCTTTCCCTTAACAGCGATACAGTCAAGTTCAAGACATAGGTACTCGTCTTTTACCAACTCGTAAGTACGTTGTCCAATGACGAGTTTGACATGATAAGGCTTCGACTGTCCTTCAAGACGTGAAGCGAGATTAACAGAATCACCGAGGCAGGTATAGTCGAAACGCTGGGAGCTTCCCATATTACCCACAACGACAGAACCAGTATTGATTCCAAGGCCCATTCCAAAAGCAGGTACACCTTCCACCGCAATTTCTCTATTAAATCGTTCCAAGTCACCTAACATCTCCAGTGCAGTCTTTACTGCGTTCTTTGCATGATCAGCATCGTCAAGCGGTGCATTCCAGAATGCCATCTGCGCGTCGCCGATGTACTTATCTAACGTACCCTCGTTCTGTAGGATCTTTGCAGTCATGGCAGTCATGTAACGGTTCATGATCTGTGTTAAGCCTTGAACGTCAGCGCCATAATGCTCAGAAATAGATGTAAAGCCACGGACGTCAGTAAACATAATCGAAAGCTCACGAGTCTCTCCTCCAAGCTTAAGTAGGTCAGGATTCTCTTGCAACTTCTCTACCATCTTAGGTGACAGATAAGTTCCAAACTGCTTCTTGATTTGTAACTTCAGTCTGTTCTCTCTGGCAAAGTTATTATATACCAGATGGAAGAACACCATAGTTCCAGACAAGACTATATAGCTTGGATTCCACAACTGAAGATGAGTATGGAATAAGTAGTAAGAACCACCGATAACAAGTCCAATAAAGAGAACATAAAATGGGACAGTCAATCGTACAGACACTCGTGGCACTAGGACAACTAACATCAATAGCAGTATTGTTGTTATTCCTATTTCTACTAAACTCGCATATGAAGCTCTCGAAACAGAAGTCCCATCGATCAGAGTCTGAAGGGTCTGAGCTTGAACTTCGTGAGCCCACTTCTCGCCGACTGGAGTAGCTATTATACCACCGACTCCCTCGATTGTTAACCCTAAGACAACAATTTTCCCTTCGACATCTGTCTTACGGATTTCAGTTGCTTCAACTTGTCTGAACTTATTGTTCCAGGTTGTCCAGACGCGACCGTTCTGATCTGTAGAGATGGCTGGGAAGGCCGGGATACGGACGGCCTCGACACCGGCGTCACCAGTTTTGATTTGATAGGAGGGGTCTCCAGCAGCTGTGCGTAGGGTTTCCAGTACAAGTGAAGGATACAGTGTATCCCCAATGCGAGCCAACATAGGCACGCGACGAACAACACCGTCGCGCTCGGGAGCAACAGCCAAGAGTCCAACGCCGTCTGCATTTCCTGCAAGATTTGGAAGAGGAGGGATAGCCCCGCGCCAAGTAAAGAGATATGGAGCAGGATCATTACCGATAGCAGCAAACCCTCGGCGAGCAGCATCTGGGTTTCTGGTTTGAGAAGTTGGTGTCTGTGATATAACGATGCCACCGCCAGCGATACTCTTTTCAAGAGCGGAGTCGCCGCCTGCACGATCTTTTTCAGAAAACAGGATAGGAACTGCAATAATGGCTGCGCCGTTCTCACGAAGCTTGTCAATAGTCTTCGCGATGTCTCGACGATCGAACGGCCACTGGCCAAAACTCTGTACAGACTTTTCACCGAACTCAACAAGTACTATCTCCTCGGACTCTTTACTGTCTAGTGACGTAATGAAGTAGTCAAAGGTCTTCAGTTGTAAAGTTTCAACGGCGGTTGGATTCCATACTGCCACAGCGATAAAGATCATCGCTGAAAGAACAGCTGCCCATTTGCTGGTAAGAATGATGCCTAACTTTTCCATCGTTAGTACTGTGTAATTGTATACGGGCTGGTGGGACAGTTACTGCCGCAATCAATAGCAATGCTGTAACTTTGATTAGATGTTCCGCTTTGGGATCCAAGAAAAGTAATACCATTTCCACGCAGGTCCACACTAGCAGAATGGCTTCCACCGCTTTGAGTAATAATAACATTTTGATTCGTTCCTTGCATGTTCACTGTAGCATTGTTTACGGTCTGTGCATGGACAGATGTAGAGATTAAGAGTAGCGCTATAAGTATCTTCATTGGCTCTGCTTTATAGTTATAGTTGTAGTGCCGGGACCATTAACCACTTGCTTCACAGTAATACCGTCCTGACTTAAATTCAGAGTCGCCATCCTTGTAGTACTCAGAGTGACTTCAGCGTAGTGGCTAGCAGTCTCTCTGTACAGGGTAACGTAGTCATTATCGACGAAGTACTTAAGGCCTGTAGTCTTGTCGTATTTAGGTAGAAGAGCATTGAACTGATCGAGCTCGTTACTCAACATCTGTGCAGCAGTCACGTCCAGATAGTTGAGAAGATAGTCTTCATAAGCCAGATAGTTCTTATCTAATCCAGTTGGTCTATCCAGAGCGTTCTGTTCCAGCGCAGTAAACTTTAAGTAGTCTACAGACAAGAAGTCTTGATCTAGGAAGTTAAATGCTTTCGTTATACCCCTGCTCTGTTCTTGTCTTACTTCTCTTGGCGGTGTAACGATCAACATGTTATTGATCTGATCTAGAGAAAGATTTAGAAGAGCAGACTTCGGCTGCTGTATGCCAGTGCTGACTGTTACAGATTCAAACGCTTTAGTAAGTAACACTGTACCCATCATCGTAGTTACAGTGATGTTACCTACTGTGCAATCTCTCTGTAAGTTCTTCCATCCTGCAGGACATGAAGGTAATAAGATAATAGTCGACTTACCAGTCTCGTCGACGGTTCCAGAGAAGTCGGTACCACGTACACCGATGGTAGCAGTTGGAGTCTCTACTACGACTTGCTGTGGATCGTTCTTAGCTATCTGACCAGAAGCGTACTTAATAGTACCGAGCGCCATCTTGATGCCCAGCTTACCGGTCTTCTTCTCACCATCATAGACAAAGTTATCGATCACGAGACGAGAGTGTTCCGTGATCTGTACTTTAGTATCATCTTTGAACGTGATACCTGCCTTTGAATTCGCAGTAGATACCACGTCGTTCATCTCTATCTCAGACTGAACTTGAGATGGAACGCTTGAGTTGTTCCTCTTAATTTCAGTCGGACCAGTCTGCTCTGTTACTCTACCGATGTCCGCTTTAGTTGTGGTTGGACTTAATAGTAAGAGTGTTGCTAGAGCCAGTGATAGTAGCATTAACCTTTGAATCAACTGCGCCACCCTGTCCTATAGTAGTTGTATTAAGCGCACCAGTTATAGTAAGATCAAGCGAATGACCAGTAGTGCTAGCTGCACCAGTCTGATCTACAGTCACTTGGTTACCGTTGCCACCAGATATATCGATGTTGTTGACTACGCCAGCTGCGTTCGTAGAGTTGTTAGTCATAGTCACGGTATTGTTATCAGACGATACTGATACATTAGTAGTCGCGACACCGTCGTTCTGAATAGATACGGTGTTACCGTCACCCGTTACAGTCTTATTGATAGTAGTACCAGTACATGAGTCGCAATTGATCGTGGATTGGTTCGAACTACCAGTTACATTACTAGTCACAGTCGCGCCTGCACCGTCTACGTTTATGTTCGTGACGTTAGAGTTACCAATCTGTTGAACAGTAACACTATTATTATTGCCGTTCAGAGTGGCTCTGTTCGTACTATTGCCAACCTGATTTCCGCTGCCAGTCTGCGTGATCGAGATCGTGGAGCCATCACCTATTTGATCCATATAGATGCTGTTGCTCGCCGCATTTGCATATTGAAACATAACCAAGAATGACAAAAACGCCATCATTCTTGTTATTAGTTTCATTTATTTCCCTTTCTTGAAACCCCAGATCTTTCTTTTTGCTCCCTCTTTAATCATATCTGTAACGGCTGCTTCAATCGCTATTCTCACTGCATAAGTCGTAGGCTCGTTGATAGTTGAACCAGCTTCTAGCTCTACTGACTTAGTACCTGCGTCCACGAACTTCATGACGTTAGCGCTCACGCCGGTACTGTAAATTGTCTTAGTCGAACCGGTAGAGAGAAGGATCTCACCGGTGTTTACTGAGATGAGTCGCAACATGATAGTGACTTCATCTTTTCTGTACTGTTGATCAGCGCCTACTCCAAGGAATCTAGCGCCCAAACCACCAGTAGCGATATTAGTATCGTAACCCACAATTCCACCATCTATCATCACTCCCGCAACGATTAGAGGTACAAGAGGTTTAGCTTGATCTTTCTCATACGTCTCACGCTGAGAACGAATAAGCTGTCTCTCTTTAACTAAGTTCTCAAGGCCGACTCTCTCGACCGGTTGAAACCACTTACCCTTGCCAGCATCTTGTAATGCTTTGATCAGAAATACTTCGCCGCCCTGTGTGACTGCTGAACTTAGAGAAGCGTAGTTGCTATTTGGCTTACGCTGTCCAGTCATGTCATTGAAGCGATACACTGCGATCGGTATTACAGGACCATCTGGAGCAGTTATGTTGACTAGCTCGTTGAATCGCTTGTGTGTCACTATCTCAGGACCATCCACTTCTTTCTCAATGGTCTTTTGAGTGATACCTTTACCGGCACAACCAGTTAGAACCAAAGCTAAAGCTATGACAAAGGCTTTTACCATGCTAAACTTCCGTAGGGTACGACGACTTGCGTAGTGCTGCCGCCGGCATCAGTTATAGTCAGTGTGATGCTAGATCCGTCAGACGACCACTGTAGATGGTTACCCTGAATATCAAAAGCACCAGAGGTCGCACCACCGTCTTTAAACAACTCAGCAGCTATGTTCTGCGAGATTGTGGCGTAGATACGACTCTCTAGGTTATTTAGGAATTTTGCTAAGTTTGTGTTCTTAGCGTCGGCAGCCGCTTTGGCAGCCTCTGCCTTCTTGTCGTCTATGATCTTCTGCTTTCTGGTCTGTTCCAGATTATCAATAGTAAGAACATGAGACGAAAAACCCACGCCGTTGAATGCAGGACTCTTGAACCCAAACTGCATTTCAGAGGCGTGGGAAGCAGAAGAAATTAGTAAAAAGGCTATAACTAACTTCTTCATATTGCACTCCGATTTTAACTATTTATAACTCGAGCGCGTCTTTGAGGCTAGGAAACTGTCCAACTATGACTTCCCATGCCAAAGATGCCACCTCACGGTGTTCTTTCTGGGTCTCTGGACCCATACGAAGCTGACAGTAATGGATCCAGCTGCGGAGGGTACCGTTCATGTACATACGAGACAAAGTCAGACCCTCAGGAAGAACTGCACGAGCTTGTTCTTTGGCAATACCACGATCTATAGCTTGTTTATAAAGCAATTGTGCTTGTTGTTGAGATATAGTCTGTGCTACATTCCACCACTCTTGAATGTCATCGTCATTAGTCTCAATACTATTTTGTCTATTCTTTTGATCTTGAAGACGAGCTTCGCGAGTAACAAAACCTAAGTCCTGAGTAGGATCGGCATATCGCTGGCTGAACTCTTGAAAATGAAACGAACGATGACGAAGGATCTGACGAGCAATGTCTCGTGTCGTCTCTATTTCCATGACTACGTTCACCATTTCAAAAGGTGACCAGTGCTTATGCTTAGCGAGGTAGCGAAGTAGCTTAGGTGCAGTCTCAGTATTGTTTTGATTAGATGGATTAGAGACTCGAGCCACATAGGCTACGAACTCGTCGACGTTCATTTGCATTCCTTCAACGGGTCGTGTCACACCCTTAAGGATAACTCTATTCATTATTCTTTTCCTTTAGCATCTTGAAGATCTTAGCAGGACTCTCTTCGACGTACCACACTTCACTCTTAGGACCACCGTACAACCAAGTCACGATACCACCACCGTCTTCAGAAGGCTTCTCATGAATAGTCATGATCTGATCCATGTTGACATAGATCGGATCGCCTTTAAGAGCTCCGAACATATTAGTTAGTTTAAGAAACATACTTTGATTCCACTTCTTTGATTAGCATAGTTGACATATTATGTAGTGCACACATGTACTCAGCGAGTTGAATGTCATGACTTGGGATATTACAGATCACTCGCTTACCACTTACGATAGAAGGATCTCCACCATCTGGCCAGTCGATACGCCAAACGTTTGTACTGTTACCCGTCATCTCTTTGAACGTCTTGAGATGACGTAGGTTGTAGAACAGGTCGTTCTCCATTTTTTCCAAGATCATTGACTTTTCTCTCCAGTTCTTCGATGTAGTTCGCTGCTTCTGACCATAAGTTATCTACGTGAGCTTCTCCATACATAGCCCACTTACGAAGTCTATTTTTTATTTCTTCTTTAGTCAGAGGTTGTGGCTTACAGCCATACCCCAATGGTCTATCAAGATGATTCATCTTTTAACATCGCTATCATAAAGTCGTTAAAACCAGGAGACAGACTATCTATTTGATTGATGGACATAGTAAACGCAGAAGCTATAATCTGAGCTAATCGAGGATCATCACCATGTGTCTTGACGATCTTCTTGATAGCTATCACAAATTCGTTGTTGAGTTCTATTACCATCTCTACTCTGGCCATGTCAAGCTCGTTCATACTTTGCTCCATCTAATTAATGCCAGCTTCGCGGCCAGATCACGGTAGGTGTGTTTGTCGATGATGTGTTTGATAAACTCGGGTGAAAGACCAGCCAACACCATATCGTTAACGTCTTTATGATCGAGGTTATCCGGCCATACACATACTCTGTAGCCGTTGAGAATAGCTTTATCCATCTTCTTAATAGTCTCTTTGTTACGCGGCTCGTTGTCGTATACGATGACCATACTATCTTTCGCAAATGTGGAGACCGCGGAAATAAGATCACCACCTGCAGTAGCGATGCTGTTAGGAACAAACATGCTATCGATAGGACCCTCAAAGACGTATACAGTGCTATTCCAATTAACTCGATCCAGTCCATAGACTTTTGGTACAGACTCATCGAGTACGATAGTAATGTACTTGACTGCCGACTTACCCAACGCTCTACCCTGATAGGCGTGCACATTCTTATTAGCATCCATAAAGGGTATAAGAAGACGAGTCTCATCGCGTTCAAGAGAACTAGACTCAAACTTGCCAGGAACCAGGTTATTAGTATACTGCTTAAAATTAGGGCAGGAAAAAAGAACGGCGTGGAATGGGTTAGGGATTCGACGAGATTCCACAAACTTCTTCACCCTATGATCTGGAGGTAGTTGAGATACTTTCTTGAGACCCTTGAGAGGACCGTTAGACAAGAACTTAGGCTTCTTCATCTTATCTACGAATGTCTCAAACTCTTTCTGATCGTCTGTCTTTTCACCCTTCAACTTCTCCATCATCATCTCGTTATAGAGAGTCTGATCGATCATCTTGATGAACTTGGGAACGTCAGTGGTAACACCGCAGTTATGACAATGGTACAGCATCTTACCGTTTTTGTCAAAGATGTACCCACGGGCTTTACGCTCGTTGGTAGCAGAGTCTCCGCAGATGGGGCATGAGAAGTTGTACAATCCGGATGACTTGCGTCTGTAGTTACGCAGTCTGTTGGATACCAATCCGATGTACTTGTGATCTAGCCAATTCATTCAATACTCCATGAAACCAGTATTATTATACTGACTGGAGAGCTAGATGTACATGCTTATTTTTACTTAGTGGACTATTTTAAAGATTTGTGCTAAGTTTGTGATGACCCAAGTAAGGACCATACCGCCGCCGACAGCCATCCAGATGAATCTTTCTAGTTGTCCAATCTTATTAGTCAGCTGCTTGTGTGCTTCTTGTGATTCTTCTCTAAGATTTGCTATCTCGCGAAGGATGTTGTTATCCTGATCTCTCATAGTATCATACACGTCTTTCAATTTTGTGTCAAGCTCTTCTCTACGTTTTTCCACTGTTATTTGGATGTCGCCTGTAGTCTTTTCCTGTCGATTGAGTCTCTCTTCATGCACAGCGAGCATAGACTTAAGCTCGATCGAGACCGCAGTAAGCTTCTCTATAGCAGTTTCGATGCGATCAGTTGCGTCCACGAATATCGCTCAGCGTCTTGCGCGTCACTATCGTACGCAACTTCTTCTTTGATTTCTGCAAGAGAGGATCGTACGTATCGATGCCACCAGTTCCAGCTGTAGAACTAGAACCACCCATTGCGTTTGCAGGTACGCCAGATTCTGTCTCGTTTAACTTATCCATTCCTGATCTCTCTTAACGCTCTTACTATGTTCTCGTCCATAGGAATCAAATCTGTGTCTATAGACACTTCATCATTTACATTCAAAATAGTCTTTGGTAATATATTTAACAGTATCAGAAATGGCTTGATATACTCAAACTGACTCTTCATCTTCAAGTAAAGTATCTTACACGTATGTTCTGGTCCAAAGACGTTGTTGAGGATGGTCAAATGATTTAGAATCAACCTTTCCTTCAACTCTCCGTTCTCGACATATCTAGTCACGAGCTTCTTGATGTACTTGATTCTCTTCAAGTCTTCGAGAAATTCATCTGTACTATGGCAGTTTGGATTGTCATAGTACTTGGCACAATATATCAAAAACACATCTTCATTCAAAGCTTCACTCATCACATCATCTATTTTTAGTGATTACCAGCCTTCCGTCAGCTGTAAAATAACCCATATCGCCCGGATAGAACCATCCGTTTCTGAAGTGGATTGCATCCATCTCAGCAAAGTCTAAGTAGTTCTCTGCCATAGATGGTGACTTGATGCGAATATAACCAGCATCTATCTCTACAACGATTCCTTCTAATGGCTTACCGACGCAACCGTCGATGTCAGCAACTTCTTCTGCTGAACCAGAAGCAACTGTACCAATTTCAGTACAACCATAGCCGATCTGAAAGTCTTTACCAAGCCACTTCTGAATATATGGAATGTCAGAGCGTTCCATCTTATCATGACCGGAGATAACTTGCTTAAGATTTGCTGATTTGCCGGTCGCTTCATACATCTTTGCAACCATTACAAGATAACCGGGCGCGGCGTCAATAGCATCAACGCCTTCTTTTGCAAAAGTTTCAAGAATCTTATCTGGTTTAACTGCAGTAAGAACTTTCTTACCCTTTACTTCAGCCCATGCTTTCCAACGTTGGAAAGATGAAGAACCAACTGCCTTTGCTACGTATACGACTTTGCAATCAGTAATGTTTTTACCCTTGCCAATGTCAGTCATATCGACACGAAGTTTCATAATTTCAGGCGAAAGAGCAAGCTGTTTGCCCATGCCGCCAGATGTTCCAGATGTTGATACGATAATGTCTGCCATTTTTTATCCTTATGAATTTACATATACGTTACAGCCACGACCTTGAAGAGTCGCTACATCAGCAAGACCTTGCGCAGAAGGAATGGCGTTTGTTCCATTGTGAAGATATACATTGCGATATTCATATAACGTTGTTCCATTAGTGCCATCTAGGGATACAAGTTTAGCAAGGATAGCGTCTACGGAAGCTTCATCAAGCGCACAGTTTTCAAAATTAACATCACCACCTATCTTCTTAACAACTGGTAAAAATGTTCCTACAGTAGTCATGCTAGTGCAGTTATACGCTTCAATACCGCCATTTGTTGTTTCTACAAGAGCTGGCATCGATGGGAAATCTGTTAATGAGCTGTTGTTGTAGAACTGAACCCAATAACCAACAGTAGCTAGGTTTGTGAATTCTGGAATACTTGTCATATTACCATTGTTATAATATTGAACATACCCAGGAACGCTTACGATTGCAGGAATACCTGGACCAGCATAGCTATTTTCATTGCACCAATTATTGGTGAAAGTGAAAGACCAATCTACACGTTCTAATGAAGTGAATTCAGGATATGAATTAAAAGAATTTTGATAAATTTGAACTGATGAGCCAACTGATTCTAAAGCAGAAAACGATGGAGCAGCAGTATTTGACAAACCATTATATTCATTGTTGTAATCAAGATACAAATCGCTGCTTATTAACTGAAGACTAGGAAACTCTAGGTTTGGTCCATCAGTAAAACCGTTGCTGTATATTTCTAATGTACCACCAACAAAAGAAAGATTATTTGCTGTTACTGTTTGAAGAACACCACCAAATCCCGATAGATAAAAACTATCTTGTACAATAGCCAGATCTCCAAAGTCAATGCTTTCTAGAGCTAATTCGGATTTGTCTGAGAAATCGAGATAGTCTGTTATTCCACCGATGTTATTAAATGAAATTGATTCAAGAGCACTGAGATCATAGTATTGATCGTCGAATCTCTGATCTAACCAATACAGATTTGATCCATTTGCAAATGTATTGTTTGATGTTTGTAGAAGCTTCTTTGGTTCTGCAAACACCCAGTAAGTTGGTTCCTGACCAAATGTACCAGTATAGGTAATACTAGGCATTGGATAACCACCAGCTAGATATGGTAAATCTGTCCAAGCAGTATTACCATCACCAATTTTTAAACCGCGATTTGTTCCGTCAATAGCAGGTTCACCCTGAGCGAGTACTGTATTAGCAGTAGCCCAATTAGCGGCTGTGTCTCTGCGTAGTTTGATCTGTGTCATATTAAGCACCGCCTCCGTCTACGGTTATTTCGGCTGTTGGACTAGTGAACGCGTTGCCGCCATCTATTTCGCCTGTACCTACAATAGATACACCATTTATTCTATAATCGCCACCTTCTGGTAAATTGAATACACAATTCGCACTGTAAGTCAATCTCTTATAATTTACACCATCATTGTGTCCGATAAAGAACATATTTTCTGTATTGGAAGTAACAAACATTTCAGCATAGTGGTTTTCACCAGTATCTCCTGAAACGTAAGTTCCAAATTCAGCATAGCCATTACTATAGTTTGGATCTTGATAGACCCATGCATATGACTGTGTATTACCAGAACCCCAAAGAGATTCAGCATTTGACGTGGCTGACATCTGAACCAACCACTGACCGCCTATTTGAATGGCGTTGTTAGGGTTGTTGATAAAGATTGTTTCGCCGCTGTTTGTGTAGATTACGTCTTCGTTAAATCTAATGTTACCGGTATTAGCAGATCCGCCGCCAGAAACACTGATGACGCCGTTCGCGTCTACGTTGATACCCGAACCGATCTTGACTACACCGGTTACATCGCCTGAAGCTACTGGAAGAGGAGCGGTAACAGTACCGTTGGCAGCGACTGAGAGACCCGGTCCTATCTTGATGACACCGGGTACAGTGCTGTTAGCTATAGGAAGATAAGTCGTTAGGTTGCGTACAGTTATCGTCTGTACGTTAGCACTGGTATTCGGATTAGTGAGTACCAGCACTCTATCGTTAGCGGATACAGTGCTGGTTATTCCTAATTCGGATACTCTCCTCGAGTCAGTCGTCATTTACCAGCTCCTGAAAGAATAGTTCTTATTCTTATTTATCAGGAGTCTGGAAGGATAGTGTCGTCGCTGGCGTCTGCTACAGTAGCTGCAGTACCATAAGCTGCTGACTGCTTGCCGAGTGAACCCATTGCTACGAGAGTTTCATAGTGAACTCGACCAGCACGACCGCCTGCAGTAGCACGGAAAGTAGCACCTGAACCAGCAGAAGAACCACCAGTAGAGTTGGCTATAGATACGTTAGCAGAAGCGTTAACCAGGAAGAATCCTTTACCAGCATTAGTGATAGTGATGCTAAGAGCGCCGCCAGTAGAGTTAGTCGATACGGTAGCAGTAGCGTTGCCACCTGCGACTGGAGAAGCGACCGTGATGACGTCAGTATTATTGTAACCAGTTGCAGTACCGGTGTAAGTGATCGAAGTGATCGGGCCTGTACCAGCGCGGCGAACGTTCCAACCAGCATGCGCGATGCCTGCTGTGTTGCTTACAGCGATTTCAGTAGTGTCTACACCGAATACACCGACAGCTTGACCAGGAATGAAAGCGCTCGGTGTAGTGTTATTGAACATACGTACGTCTACGTTAGCGCGTGAGCCAGGCGAAGTGTTGCCGTAGTGAGCGTTAGCGCCGTTGACGCGGCCTACTTGATCACCCTTGACGAGAGCGTAAGTACCGATCGGCGCGCCAGTTGACGTCTCTTTAGTAGTAGTGCTGTTGGCAGTAACAGCCTTATCGTTTCTACCCCATTGTGCCATTAGAATATCCTCCTAGGAAAGCAAATCTTGTCTTTATTTATAGTTTTTCCACGGTCAACATGTCTCGCATGTACTGCGAACGTTTAGTCACTCTTCTTGGAACTATTACGTCGTTCTGATTGGACTGCTGAACTGGTTCTGTTTCATGTTCTGGTTCTGGATCTTGTCTTTGAACCGTTACGAGAGCTGCAGCTTCTATTGGATTGTAGATGAGCGGTCTCTTGCTAGCTACTTCTGCATCCAACCTCTTCTGAACTATCTCAGTGAATGAGATCGGTTCGACAATCGGCGCTTCGCGCGGCGGTGGAGATTGCTTAGTGTTTATGTTGTTAGCTATTAACGCCATCTTGGCTCTTTCTCTGAGCGTCAGCAGTTTGACGTTCTCTGACCTTCTGCTCACGATCCTTCTTAGCACGATCTCTTTCTTGCTGAGCCATCTTGTCTAGCTGGATCCTACGAGCATCGGCAGCGTGCTGCATAGCATGCGCTGCAGTCGGTGAACCCTTAGTGCCGGTATGACCAGAAGTCTTCATGCTAACTGGAGTAATCCTAGTCTTGCCTACGCCGGCGATGACTTCGTTGACTGGCTTGGGCGTCTTGATGAATGCTCTTCTGACAGCTCTCTGCAAAGTTGCGTTGGCTGCTGGAGTCTTGGAAGGCTTGTTCTGAAGAGCTCTCGCCTTGTTGACCTTACCGATCAACTTGTCAGAGATCTCCATCACCACTTCTTCTTTGATCTTGCTGTGCGGCATGGGTACAGCAGCGTAGCGAGCGTCTTGCTTAATGATCTTTCTGACGGTAGCCACGCGCTTCTGAGGAGAGTTCTTCTCCCAGCTGTCGGGTCCAGCGGAGTCAGAGATGGTATAGTCGGCCACGTCCTTCTTTCCGTCGTAGCCGGACTGGTCTTGGTTCTGGCCACGCAAGGGAGAAGGAGTCGCTGTGTCTGGCAGCGACTCCTTAGTCTTCTTCTCTTCGAGCCATGAACTGAAGTCGATCATTCCATTCCCTTTGCGATGGACTCGATGCGTGCTAGCTCTTCTGCAGACAGCTGTACTTCTTCTTTGTGAACGAGTGGATTAGACTTCTTCTTGTCGCCGAACACTAGAGGATTGTCTCTCTTCTTGTCTCCAAAGACCATCGGATTAGACTTCTTCTTGTCGCCGAAGACCATTGGATTGTTCTTCTTTACTTCTGCGCTGACCTCGTCTATCTGTTCTACTTCTTCCGTAGCGTTGACGCGTGCACCACCCGCGAGCTTCACGTTAGCTACGTACTTGCCTTGACTGCGCTGCTTGATCTTTTTGACTAGGTACGGGTCAGAACCAGCACCCATCTCTTTGCCCTTTTCGTTGTCAGCACGCATGTCGTCCATAGAAGCAGCTGCGCTCTTTACGTAGTTACCGAGAGTCTTCTTGGAAAGCTCGTCGATCTGTTCTGCTTCTTCCTTGAAAGCTGGACGAGCCTTGTCGTACTGCGGCTTCGCTTTGGCTTTGGTCTCGCCGCGCAGGATCTTGAAGTCCTGTCCGTCGAGCTTGCCGTTGTGGTTCTTGTCGAGGTTCTTCTGACCGCCCTTAAGAGCTTCAGTCACCGAGTCGATCAGGCTCTGAGGTAGGCCGAATGGTGTGTTAGTCATCTCTTCTTTTACTCCGCTCTTAGCGCCTATCTTTGCGTTCTCTGCCTTAGTGGCTTTCTTTGACTTCTTGTCCTCTTCGGCAGACTCATCTGGATCGTCGTCTGTCTTGGGATCTAGGTCGACTTCAGTCTTACCGCCCTTGATCTCTTTGGCATCCTTGTCGTCCATCTCGTCAGACTTGGCCTTCTTAGGAGCGGCATCGTCGTCGCCCTTCTTCTTTTTGTCAGCTACTTCTGGAGCATCTGTATCCTCGTCGATGATCTTGGTCTTGATCTCGCCCTGCTTGGCGATCTTCGACTTGACGTCTGTAGGATCAGTAGCAGTGTCGGGACGAGCGACGTTGGTCACCTGCATCCTCTTAGCAGAGTTGCGAGCCATCGCTTCCTTAACCATTAGGTCTCTGATCTTGTGCTCTAGGGAGCGATAGTCCTTGTCCATCTCTTACGCCTTTATAGTTGATCTTAGCATCCACTGATGCTTGGAATGTTTGTCCAACCTGTCTTCCAGGAAGTTAACGAGTCCGTACTTATTAGCACTTTCTGCTAATTCTCGCGCTTTTGCTAACTCGTCGAGCACGATCTGGTTGTCCATGAACAGGATCTTGATCATGCGCGCGGCATCTGGAATAGCTGTCTCGTCCTCGATCTTAGACAACTCAGAGAAACGCTTGAGAGAACCGGGAGCATAAGCACCCAGAGCTCTCATCTCTTCTGCTATAGTATCGATCGAACCGTAGACTTCCTCGTAGAAGTCACCCATGAAAGAGTGATACTGCGGGAAGTTAGGACCCTCTACGTTCCAATGAAAGTAGTGCGCCTTGAGGTAAAGCGAGAAAGCACTCGCCAGCACTACCTTCATCTGTTCGACTAGTTCATCCATTACGCCTTAGCCTTCTTAGTCTTCTTAGCAGCAGCCTTGACTTTGCCTGCAGCCTTCTTAGCAGCGCCGCGAGTCTTCTTCACAGCTTCTACTGCATCAGCCATGTCGACCTTGCCGTCGCCGTTGACGTCAGCTACCTTGGCTACTTCAGCCTTAACTTCAGCTGCTGCTTCTGCTGCAGCCTGCTGTACAGTCTCGCCCTTGGTCAGCATCTTCCATACGACCCAACCAGCACCAGCGATTACTGCTACTCCAATGATTGATTCAATGCTCATCATACTTACTCCATTTGGTTGTTAACTATTGTGTATTTATTAGCTTCCGTTCCCGCCACCCGAACTAGATGACTTTCCCGGGAAGTCCTTGTGCAGCTTCATGTCAGCGCCACGAAACACTTGCTTCTTGATCTGTATCAGCTTACCAGAGGGATCTCTGACAGCTAACTCTTTGACAAACTGCTTGAACTTCTTCATCAGCAGTTCCACTTTCTCAGTGCCTTGTTGATGCGTGAATCAGGATCGTTTGCTGTCTCTGATCCAGTCAGTCTCTTCTTCATGCCACCCATACGAGCGCAGAACGACTTGCGGCGATTCGCTGCCTTTGAACCCGGCTTCAGCTTAGATGGTTTAGTAGTGACCGGGGCTTTCAAGTTGCTGCCAGTAGTGCGGTTGTAGTGATCTCTGCCCTTCTGAGTAAGACCACCGGTCGAACTCTTGTATCCCTTGGCATCGTCAGTGGCCGCTTCTTCTAGCTGCTCTTTGACGACGCGCTTGATCGTGTCCTTGACTGACTGACCGGGAGTCATGTCCTTATAAGTGTTGGTGAGCTCTGTAGTCCCGACGAATCTGCTGGCTGGCTTAGTCATGTCGGAAGTAGTCTTCTCTGCACCGGTGTACTCTTCGTTAGCGCTCTTACCAGTCATCAACTCTTTGTGAGCTTTAGCTTTAACAGCTTGACGAATAGCTTTTCTGGCAGTACGCTTGCGATCACCGGTTCCAAGATAGCTATCGTCGTCTGTAGCTTTACCCTTGATCTCTTTTGGATACGGCCACTTTCCTTCAAGCTGTACTTCTTCTGCTGCATCCTTGAATGCTTGTGCGGTAGGAGCGCCCTTGCTTCCGGGCTTACGCATCTTTTCTCCGGATCCGTGCTTGATCCTCTCGCGCTTGGCATGGATGTTGTCCCACAGTCCGCGCTTCTCGATTAGGTCTTTATCCATTTTTGCTGCTGCTCCACCTGCGATGAATGAGTTTACGCGGCCGAACGCCGCTTGTTCTGATAGTTCTGACGTGAAGCCGCGCTCGTACACTTCCTTCAACGTATCGAAGGGAATGCCGGACGCTTCAGACTTCTTGAATAGGGAAATGATCTGCTTTTGCGACAGGGCTACGACGACCCCGTTCTGTTCGCGAACTTCTAGCTGAGGACTAGTAGAGAGACTCGTATCTTTATCCATTGGTGTTTCCCGTGGGCTTAACCAGAACAGACAGGGTTGCCGTAGCTTTCTGTCGACGCTTTATTTATACTTTAAGTAATTTCTTCCCAAGACATAGAACCAGCTACGTTAGAAGTAGCCGTGCCGCTCGCTACCGCTAGAGTGAGCGTCGTAGGAGTAGAAGTGAAGCTATTTCTCTCTAGCTGATACTGGAATAAGTTCTCGGTATTTAGTGCAAGAGTTCCGCCACCTTGAACTGTAGAAGTTATGAAGCCGCTGTCTAAAGCATCGCCACCAGACATAGTAGCTGCAGTGTTACTATTGTACTGAACTGTAGAATCAGAAGCTACGTTCGCCCAGACTGCACCAGTTATAGTAGCTCCGTTGACCAGTTTCCACTGATAGTTAGCAGAGTTGATCGGTAAGACGTTGATCTGTTTAGGAATGACTATGCTATCGAGAGTACTAGTATTCAGACGAATGGATACTACTGGATAAAATGTACCAGCAACTGCACACTGCACTGTACTACCAGCTACTAGAGGAGTAGCGACCATGCGCGGTCGACCTGCTAGAGCATAGCCGCCTTCAGAGATGACAGTAGAACAGATCTGTTTGTAAGTACTGCTGTTTGCAGTGACTCCCGTGTTCTCGATCTCCATGCGAACCGGCAAGCAAGCAGTCTGCATGTAAGCTCCCTTTGGTGAAGAGCTCAAGTTGGCGTGATGGAAAGTATGACAGTGAATCAGCTGACCGTTGATGACGAACCCGCATCGCACAGATCCAACGCCTAGCCACTCTACGTCTGTCCAAAAGATCTGCGGGTGATCTAAGTTGAGAGTGAGTAGAGACGGACCGGTACCGTCTAAAGGATCTACGTTCCATGAAGACTGAGCTACTTTGGTGTCTACAGCAGATCCAGTAACACTAGAACGCTTGACAAAGTAGACGCTGTCTGATCTTTCTAAGAAGATACCGTTAGTAGTGCTAAAGTAACCAATACGCTGGCGTAGATTAGTCTTAGCAGGATTCATGACGAAGGTAGTAAAGATCTGAAGAGACTTTCCCGGCTGATAAGCAAACACTCTCTTGCTCTCACGATAGACGTAAGCACCAGAAGCAGTAGTCAGAGTGCAGTCTATAGAAGAAGTATTGGAATTGAAAGCGTACGTACCGCCTGCGCTGTTAGCAGAGTTGATTTTGCCGTTGTCTGTAAATCTATGGAACGAATCAAAGAGAGTGTAGGGATTAGAGACACGAGCTCTGCCAAAAGCATCGACTGCAGTACCAGATGGATTAGCTGGACCTACCAAGTTACCGTACTGGTCTGCTAACATCATGACTTCGAAGATGGTCTTACCATCGTTCAAGTACTGATGCGTGTCTTTACGAAATTGAGCCATAGTAAGCCTCTGCTAGAATTATTTTCTATTTATAGAACTGACTACCGAACGTATGAAGTTTTGCTTCATGGATTCTCTGCGTGCCTCGATGTTGGCATGCAGGTCGTCGTGTAAGCTCTTCTTCGTCTGGTTCATGATCTGATCTTTGGTGTCCGCGTCAGCCTGATTCATGGCAGTCCACACTGTTTGGAATCCGGCATCTACGAGAGGATTGCCTGTCACGTAACCCATGCCCCTGATGTCTCCGGTCGTCATCTCTTCACGGATGCTCTTCGAAGGAGTCTTAACTCGCACGGGGTTTCTCTGTGCTGATTTTAATCCCGCTGGCTTTTTGGCGACAGTCGGCGCGGGTGCTTTAGTGGCAGCTTTAGGCGGCGCTTTGACCGGTCTCTTGGCAGCTCTTATAGCCTTCTGTCTGGTCTCTTCCATCTCACCGGCTTTGTGTCGTCTCTCTAGTTCTCTTCTTGCCTTGACACCGATCGGATCTTTTCTCTTGGCATGGTTGACTAGTGCTCTAATGGGAGTTGAGGCATCGATCTTGATGTCCATGCCCTTACGCACTTCGTCGTACATCTCTCGAGTTACTTCTTCTGGTGTGTCTGGATGGAAGCCGTGACGGAAGTCCTTGTACTGTCCACGGATAGCATGACCCCTCATCTTGGATGCAGACATGCCGCGACGAATGTCCTCTTCGGTCTCGGGCTTCTTCGCGCCGGGTTCCTCTTCCTTGTCAGACTCCATGTCTCTGTCGCCGGAAGACACCACGTCGACCTTCTTGAAGCCGAACTGGTCCTTGTACCTGTCAAGGAGCTTTCTCATCTCCTCTACGCGATCCGATCCTACCACTAGGACCAAATGCTTGTGACCCTTGCCAGCCAGCTTCTTGATGTGGCTCATCATGTCCTTGGCGTCCTCGTCAGCTATGACGATGTTGGCGTCGGGGAACATGCGCTTGGCGTGCTTCAGCTTCTGCTCCGGAGTCAGAGGGTTCTTCTCTGGATCCTGCGAACGCGACAGAGCGATGACTGACTTGGCCTTCATCTCATCAGCCAGTTCCTTCACCTTGCTTACTACCGCACCATGACCGTAGTAAGTCGGCGGGTTCATACGGGCGAACGACGTGACGACTGGATTGAGATCCTCTGCCGCAGCTTGTTCTTCCTTGCTGCCTTTACGGAAAGCACCCATGGCGAAGTTGGCCGCACTGAACTCTGCGCGGTCCACTAGCTTGGTAGGTCTACCACCGCGAATGGCTACGAATCCCTCTGGCTTGGTAGGCTTGCCGCCGATGGTAGTCTTGAATCCGGTCTCTACTCTCGACAGCGCGTTGACCAGAGCGTTCTTCGCACGCTGAAGGTGTCCGTGCATCTTGAACACAGCGTCGATGGTGTCCATGTGGTTCTTCACGTGATCTTCTATCACAGCACCCTTCTCACGAGCCTTAGCTTTGCCGTCGGGTGACTTCTTCTTCTCTATCTCTTTCTTATTACGTGCCTTGATGAAGCCGAGGTAGCCCTTAGCAGTCGGGACAGTCTTGTCCTTGATGCACTGGTTGATGTACGTCTTGATCAACACGTCGTGGCCGTCGACGACGTTGAACACGTCCTCTGGCATCTGCGAGTACAGGTCAGTCGCCTGCTGTATCTCGGCCTCGTACTGCTTCTTCTCGATCGGCGCGATGTTTGCACTAGTAACTTCGGGATTGATCATGTGCACCAGAGGGTCCTTCTGGAACGCAGTCTGATCCACATCGAACGACGCCTTCATGTCCTCAAAAGTCTTGCCAGTGTACTTGGTATGCACAACTATGCCGAGGTTGGCAGCAGCGATCTGTCTTCCCATCGCCGAGTCTACGTCAGCCGAGTAGCTGATGGTGTTGGGAGTGAACGTGAACGTCTTACCGTCGTCCTTCAGATCACCCTTCTCGTACATCAGATCGCCCTGAAAAATTCCGCCAGTCTTGGGCATGATCTTTGGCAACTCACGAAGAGCTACCTTCAACTTCTGAACGAGGCCGGGTGCATGTCCGTACATCTGTTCGATGTCGCTATCTGTATATGCAGCCTTCGGCTTCTCGTTGAACACCGACTTGGTGCCGACGAAGAACCTGCCGGTGCGTGGGTCTGTACCGAATACGATCGAAGGAGAGCCGTCGTACTTAGTGGTGATCTTAGTCGACAGGTTGAAGTTCTTGCGAGGTTTACCCTCCAACGCAGCCACGACATCTGACAGAGTCTCTGAGGCATGCGCCACACCCTCGTGTCCGCCGTGTATGATGTGATCCTCGAGGTGTTCGAGGTGTTTCAGCTTCTCTACGTCTAACGACTCTGTGAGGTATTGAGTGAACTGTATCATACGAATGGGTTTTTCTTGCTAGTGCCTGGCTTCACCGAATAAGCTGAATCCGGCATCGATGTGATCTTGATCTCTGCTTGCACCTCATAGAACTCCGAACGAGTACCAACACGCATCTTGAAGCTGCCAGTTCCCTTGAGTACTGGAATCTTCTTGTTAAGACCGAGAGGGTTCTTCGAAGAGATGAGATAGAAGTCGTCACCAGCCTGCATGTAGTATGCTGGCTCTGTCTTACCCTTAGTGTAGTGCAGCGTGACTACTTCACCGAGGTCGTAGTCTGCTTCGTCGAGGATGTAGCGATTGACACCGGGCTGATTGAAGTACGCCTTCATGATCTTCAACGGTACTGCACCCTTCTCGTTGAGTCCGCCCTTGGTAGTCGGGATCTTGATGATGCTCTTTGGAATGCCAGAGAACTTAGAGATAGCAGTGATGAACGCTGCCGCCTTCTTAGAGTTGTTCAACAGTTTGACTGCAGCTGCAGCTGCAGGAGTCTTATATGTAGTCTGCCACTTACCATCAGAGTAGAACACGCGAGGATTGGAGAGGTTGTCGGTGTGTGACATCTTCACTTCTACCCACGCAGCTTTATCCAGCTTTTCGTTCTTGAACTTACTGATCTTCACGTCAGAGTAGTCGGCGCCAACTGATGGTCGCTCAGCTTTGATGCCGGCGATCCTGTTGATGTAGGCCGCTACGTCTTTCTCGTATTTGTCCGATGCTGCTGACATAGTCTATTCCCGTTTAGTTTTTAGTATTTATAAACGAAAAAAGGGAGAGGCCATAAGACCTCTCCCGTACTCCCAAAAGCAATTGCGGTCGGGCGGAACCCCACCGTTATTCCCGACTATTCCTGAACCGTACTTAATTCTTGCCACTGACGCTGCAGCGTCTACGCAATTTGCTCTGGGATTATTTATACGAGCACGACTACTTTTTTGTCTTAAATGCAATATTTTTTAGCATAAAAGACGGTGTAAAGCCATCGAACCCGCCACCGAAGTTTAGATGGCGTAAGAGTTCCTTGGCCTTACTGTGCACACCAGACGTATAGACGATCTGGGATGTCTTAGTTTCTACAACGTCGAAAAAATGTCCTGGATTAGTTACGATCTTGTAGTTCATTCCTTCACCATGATGGTTGGTTTGGTCGTTTCTGGATACTCATCGAACACCTGAATGGCAGTCCAATCAGACAGTGCTGGAAGACCCTCTTCTGTTACAACTACTCTACGCACCTGAAACTCGAACTGAGTGCACATGAGTTGAGGCTGTGGACGTGGAAGAGTAACGCCGTCCCACGGTTGTTCGACGTATTCCCATTTATTTACTGCTCTGATGTCGCCTATCAAACTACTCATAGTCCTACTTTCTCCATCCAATACTTCAATTGTTCAGATACTTCAGAAAATTCTTGGTCGTATCTTCTTTCAGCTCTACGCTGAACATGAAAACGAATTTTTGCAGACATCGAAAAAGATTTCAAGGCCATAATATCTGGATCGATATGATTTTGGTAACTACCATATCTATGTAGTTCTTGTACTTCGCGAGAAACGACGTCATTGACCCATTTCCCCTTATCTTTCAGAAAATTATAATGTTCGCGAATGTGTTCTAATCTTTGTAGTGGATTTTCTTGAACAACATCAGGAGCGTACTTGTTAACAAGTCCATAATCTACATCATATTTGTAATTATGAGCAAGAACAGATTTTTCACTAGATTGTGAAACAATATTCTCAGCAATAGCAGGTCCAGCAGCAGCGCCGATACCAAGCATACCTAACATAGATCGCCTATTCATTCTACTGCTACCCTCTTCCATTCATCACCAATCTTAATCCACAGACGACCGTCTTCGCCAACAGCCATAGCAACTTTATGTTCTGACGGTTCTGAAGTGCTAAAGTAGCCTAAAGCTCCATTAGCTGTTGATTGCAGCGGTGTCTCTCGTTTCTTGTATCCTTGAAGAACGATGTGAACCCCTTCATTCGGCGGTGGTTGAGGGACTTCGATAGCAGTCGACTTTGCTTCTGCAATGGGAACACCGATAGATGCTCCGAGCGCAACACCAGCTGGTAATTTAAAGAATTCACGTCTTTTCATCATTTAAACCCCGCAAACATTTCCTTAGTATACTTTGGTTTAGTTAGGCTGCGTTCGATGTCTTCAGTCATGAACTTACCCTTATCCATCACAGGACGATCGTCAGACAGATCTTGTGCAGACTCTTCTACATCATATAGCCGCATCTTGCTGCGATCCACACCAAGAACAAACTTACGATTGACCCCTGGATCATTATAGCGATTCTTGAGCTGTTTAACCATAATTTGACCGCGGTCTTCCAAGTCCGCTGATGTGGAGATACCAAACATAAAATCAGCTGTGGCTGGGAGTCCAAAGGATTCTGATGTATCTTCCAGTCCCAAGTCGCTGCTCGAATATCCGCTTCGAGTTGTTTGAGTCGCAGAGACGACAGGAACATTGAACTCCACCGCAAGTCCTCGTAGTTCTTCTGCGATCGCTTTGATATAGGTATAAGAATTGACGTTGGCTCCATGTTTGATCCTCGAAGACATACAGATGTTCAGGTAGTCGATGTAGATGATCTCTGGAACGAAGTTCTTCTTGAGCTTCAACTCATTCAACAGGTGACGAAAGTTGGCTGAACCAGCGCAAGCGGTAGGATACTCTTTGACGATCAGTTTACCGGTCGTATTGTTACGAATGCGCGCGACCTTCTTGTCATACACGTCTTTAGGTAGCAACGCGAGTTGATCGATGGGTGTGTCCAATAGATTGGCATCGATGCGCTCGGCGATCTTCTCTTCGGCCATTTCCATAGTGATGTACAGGACATTGCGACCCTGTGTCAGATTTGCAGCGGCACAGTGACACATGAACAGAGACTTACCAACACCAGTACCAGCTAGGCAGATGTTCAGCGTCTTCTTAGGCAACCCACCGTTCGTGATTTTGTTAAGATACTCGAGGTCGAACGGTATACGGATCTCTTTTGTGTGATAAAATTCATAGCGAGAAGCCGCATCTTCAATGAAATCGTGCCCGATGTGCGTATCAAATGACACTGCAAGGGCGTCTGAGAGGATCTGAGGTATTGCACCCTTTGTCGTCTTTCCTGTCTTGTCGTCCAATATCTGGATTGAAGACATGATCGCGTTGTAGATTGCTCTGTCTTGACACCACTTCTCTGTCTGATCAAGCAACCACTGCTCTTGTGTATCGGCATCGATCTTAAGGTGAGAGATGATCTCTTTTGTTTGCTTAAAAGCTTCTTCATTGATGCCGTCTCTGTTAGAGAGGTCGATAGCCAACGCTTCTTTAGAAGGAAAGGAGTTGTACTTGTTTACGTACTCGATGATGAGCTGGTAGATTACTTTGTCTTGGTAGTCCGAGAAATACTCTTCTTTAATGAAAGGCATGACCTTGCGACCATACTCTTCATCATGGACGAGATGCGCAAGGATAGTATTTTCAATCGCCATTTACTCTTGTTCTCCGAAGTGTGTTGAGTATAGTCGTACTTACAACTACTAGGCTGCTTCATCATCTTCGTCGTCCATGATGGAGCCGTGAGCGATCTTATAAGTCTTCTCGATATACTGCGCGAAGTCAGTTTCCTTGAACATCGTGAACCAGAAGTCCTTGTTGTCTACGATGTCGCCAGCACGCATAGAAGGTTGCTTCACTTCACCGGTCTCACGATCCACTCGCGCATACCAGCCGGCTTTTGGCTTGACGATGTAACCGCCATCAATAGCGACGTCAAGCAGACCACTCCAACGATTGATACCACCTTCAAAGGAAACAGTGATCGGGATCTTCGACTTCTCACGTACGTACCTCGACTTCTCGATATTGATAACGAAATGATAACCAGAGATGCCATCAGCATCCTTCTCTTGCTGGCGACCGAGGATCCAGATAGCGTCAGCTGAATAGTACGAACCAGTACCACCACCGACGATGTCTTTAGGATACATCGCGATCTCTTTGTAAGTGTGATTGACCACGACTGCGGGAATGTCCTTGAGAGTCAGATGTGGTGTGACCATACGGAAGAGAGACTTTAGCTGCTTAGCGCGAGACATATCTGCCACTGACTTTTGGTCGAGTGCGTCTTCGACTTCTTTCTTCGATGCAAGGTTACCAATGGAGTCGATGACGATCATGACCTTGTCGTCACGACCGATCTCTTTCAGCTGAGCCATGATGTCAAACTTCAACTCTTCTACGTCGGTAATAGGAGTATGTACGACTGAATCGAAGGGGATCTTAAACGTCTTGAAGTAGTCTTGAGGAGTACCAAACTCTGAATCGTAAAATAAGATCACACCGTCAGGATACTTCTTCAAGAACGCAGAAGCCAGCAATAGTGCAAAGCCAGTCTTAAAGTGCTTGGAAGGACCGGCTAACATGGTTAGACCCGGAGTGACGCCGCCGTCGATTGAACCTGAGAGTGCCACGTTGATCATAGGCACTGCGGTCGGGATCATATCTTTCTTAGTAAAGATCTTAGAGTTCTCGAGAGTCGAGGTAAGATCAATAGTGCTATTCTTTATCAGCTTTTCTTTCAACGACATTAACATCTCCTAGTACTTCATCGTCAATCTTTAATATACTCGGTTCTTTAAAAAATGTCAACTGCTTTCTTCTGTTCAATCCATGATTAGCAGCCAAGAGTAGAACGACAGCAAGAGGATCAAACACGAGTACGAGAAGTATAATAACTGCACGAACGGATCGCTCGAGCTGTTCAGTTCCTCCGTCCGAATATATGAGTTCGGCGATGTACTTGATTGGACCCACTTCTGCTTCGAGCTTCTTGATTCCAGATGTGAGTGATACTCGTTCTGTTGTGAGCTCTGATAGTTCTTTGACATAGCCCTCTTTCTTCTTTATAAGATCAGTCCTAGTTCTTCTTTGCTGATCAGCGGCCTTCAACGAAGAAGCAGCTTGTCCACGATCAGTCATCTTAGTAAGAGCATTATCGATAAGAGATACTTGCTTGTCTATATCGGCCATAGATGACTTGATAAACTCTATCTTAGTATCGATAATCTTTATCTGGTCAGCTTGACCCGTATTAATGTTCAGTTGCTGTTCTATGTGTGCTCTCGATAAGAAGCCAAAGATACCCATGCTCGATATGAGCATCAATAGTATGACAGCAAAAGACAGATACGACTTAAGTAAGAAAGGTGTATGATTCCAGTTACGATACAACCACGAAGCTGATACTAGCTTGCCTAACTCCAGCGCTACACCCATGACTATCACAGGATAGTAAGCAGACGCAAAGATAGCAGTCAGACCTATAATAGAGTAGTAAGCAGAGACGCCAGATACGCCCAACGCTACTAATAAGGCTAGGTAATCTATCATCAGCTGACGATGTAGTCGTCGATCTTCTTGATGAAAGCTTTGATCTTAGTAGCGCGATCGGGCCACAAAATATATTCTTTTTCAGGATCAGAAGCCAAGTTATTCAACAGCGGCATGATCATCGAACGCAGACCGTTGATCTTAGCCTGCAACTCTTCAGCTGTCTGCTGAAGTTGAA